CCTTTTGACCCTGTAAGAATAATATCGTGCATTATGATGGAAAATGTAATGGTATAAAGAATACTTGGACTAATCTATAAGTATCACCCTCAAACCAGCCTGGTTTGTCGTATGATCCGTGGAGAATATTGTCAGGATACATGACCATTCTATTGTATTTCATCTCAGCTAAGTGTATCAACTCCCAAGGACCTACACTATCTGTCACAATCTCCTTTCTCCATATACCATCTTGAAATGGATTAACTTGCTGTCCGTTATATGTATAAAACCCAGTGCCACCCTGACATTCTTTAGGTTTATTGAGATAAATTACACCAGCCCACCCTCTTGTTTGATTCTCTACTGGATAGTCTACATGTGGTATGGTAGATCTTTTTGTTGATTGAGTTATATTTACTGAGAACGGAACGGCTTTGCATGCCTCATCAAAGGTAACAGATTCTTGCATAGTCAAACCATATACATTATCTGCTATTTGTCTCCATACCTCGTGCATATGATCAAGATTCATATTCATATCAACTCTAGATCCAGGCAGTCCACCACACACTCTTGGATTGTTTGTGGGTGGACACCTAAGTGCGAGATTCCTCACCTTATCTGGATTCTTGTAAAAATTATCAATATAAACTATCGGTGTTTCTTGCCACCCCATGAGTTCTACCCTTGCATCTAAATCATCACTGATTGCAAAGGTTTCTGCTTCGTCAATAAAATACTTTTTCATATAACTAAATACTTCGGAGAACTAATGTGGAGAAGTTGTGGCAAAACCTAATAGTAAAGATGGTTTGAAAGAATATGCTCTTAGGAAACTTGGAAAACCAGTTCTAGAAATCAATGTTGACGATGATCAGATTGATGATCTAATCGACGATGCCATCCAATTGTTTCATGAGAGACATGGTGAAGGTATTGATAGAGTCTTCCTAAAACATAAACTTACCCCTGCTGAGAAAACAGCTATGAAGGGTACAGCTGCGACAACTACTGGTACTAGTACTCATGGTGGTCTTGCAACCGCTGACTACACTGAGGGTGCGAACTACCTTCCTTTACCTGACAGTATTATTGGAATAAACAAAGTATTTAAAGCAGACTCCTCTACCATATCGGCAGGGATGTTCAATATCAAATACCAGATCTTCCTTAATGATTTATACTACTACGGCGCAATCGATTTGCTCAACTATGGTATGGTGAAATCATATCTAGAAACTCTAGATTATATGCTTAATCCAGACGTTCAACTAAGATTCAATAAAAAGAATAGTAGATTATACTTAGACTTAAACGTAAATGAACTTACTGATAATCATTTCCTAATCATAGATGCCTTTAGGATAGTTGATCCTCAAAGCGAAACTGCTGTGTATAACGATCACTGGCTTAAGCAGTATACCACTGCACTGATCAAACGTCAATGGGGACAGAACTTAATCAAGTTCACTGGTGTCAAATTGCCTGGCGGATTAGAACTTAATGGTAGACAATTATATGATGATGCTGTCATGGAGTTAGAAAAACTAGATGAGAAGTTAATGCAAGAATATGCAATGCCACCTTTAGACTTTGTTGGATAATGCCTTTATCACCCTTCTTTCTAAATGGATCTCCAAGTGAACAAAGACTAGTTCAAGACTTGGTGAACGAACACTTACAACTGTTCGGACAGGATGTTTTGTATCTTCCTAGAAAGATCATCAATCAGAATACAGTTATAAGAGAGATCACAGCATCCAAGTTTGACGATAGTTTTAGATTGGAAGCGTATCTTGTTAATGTAGATGGTTTTGGAACTCCTTCCGATGTGTTGACAAAGTTCGGTGTCAGAGATCAAGATGAAATCACACTGGTTGTATCTAAAGAAAGATACGATGATTTCATAGCACCATTCATGAAGTTATTTCCAGAGGCTGAGAGAGTCAATGCTCAAACTCCAAATGAAGGTGATCTGATTTATCTGCCTCTTGACAATGCCTTGTTTGAAATCAAGTACATTGAAAGAAAAGTACCTTTCTACCAGTTAAATGAACTCTTCATGTATGAGTTTAGATGTGAGATCTTTGAGCCTGAGGATGAGGTTATTGATCTACCAGATGGATTGACTGATAAGAATGGTGAAGATGTTGATGATGGTATCATTACTCGTGGTAATATTATTACTCTACAATTAGAGAAAGATGACAACCAAAATGCTTTGGGATATGTATCTCTAGCATCCACAGTTCCTGGCGTAAAATCTGTTCAGTTTATTTCATTGATAGATGATGGTAATTACTTAGGAACTCCGTCAGTACAAATATTCAAACCAAAAGTAGGGAACCAAGCAACTGGTACAGTGACTATTGCGGAAGGTGGCATAGACACAGTAACTCTTACAACTAGCGGATCTAATTATCTTAGTGTTCCTACTGTAACATTTACTCCACCCAATTTAACCACATCATCACAGATTAAATTTGGTAACAATTCTCTACATCATACTGCTATCACAGATGTTATTGGTGCTAATTTCCATTTTGCAACCAACGTAGATTCTAGAGATAGTGGCAACGGTAGACTATCATTAAGTTTCTGGTTGTATCCTACTAAGTTTGACCCAGCAGTCAATGGTGGAACAGTCATGTGGACTGATAGATTCAAGATATATTACAGAGAGACAGGAAACATAGTGTTTGCTTCTGGTTCTGGATCTATTGAAAACACTACACAACTCAATCTAAATGCTTGGAACTTCATCAGAGTAGAACAATATAACACTGATGCAACCATATCTGTAAATGGAACTGTAAGTAACAGTTTGAATACAGCAAACCCAATCATGTTCTTTGCAGGCGATTCTCTCAAGTTAGGTGCTGATACTGCTGGTGCTGGATTCATTCCTAGTCAGACTGCATCATTCGAGGGATTCTTAGATCACCTAACTATCAACTTAACTGGTGATAATTCTACAAGAACTGCCAGTGCAGAACAAGTTCCAACATCAGAAACTCAACAAGAGACTGATGTACAGACAAATAGTAACGCTACATTCATCCGTAAGATGGATAGTGAGATGCCACAAGTGATTGCAACCACAGATGCTAACAAGGTTGTAACTGGATTGACTATCAATTACGAAGGATGGGGATATACGTCAGTTCCTATCATGACTATTGAAGCGCCATCACTAGGATCTCAAGCAACTGCTGTTGCAATTATGACAAGTAGAAGTGGTGTTCCGAATCAATCTATAGACAGAATACTAATTACAAATCCTGGCTTTGGATATACAGAACCACCAATAGTAACTCTTAATGGTGGTAATCCAATATCCGCTGGTGTTGCTACCGCTGTCATATCAGAAGCAGTATTAGGTCCTATAGGAATTACGACTGGTGGTAAAGGATATACGTTTACACCTACTGTTGGTATTACATCTGTTTACATACAACAATCAAATGAAACAGAACCTTTGATTATGAACGCACAGGCAGAAGCAGTGGTAAGCACCGCTGGTACAGTCAAAGAAATCAGATATAGTAATGCTGGTGCTGGTTACACTAATACAACTGCATACGTTGCCATAGGTTCAGTGACATCTAATTCCTTTGGTGAGTTTGATGTAGATGAGTTGGTAACACAAGTGTCTACAGGAACTAGTGCGTATGTGGCTGACTGGGATACTGCAAATAATATCCTCAAAGTTGTTGCAGCAAGTGGTGACTTTACTATAGGAGAGACAATCGTTGGTGCAGCTGCAAGTTACAGAATCTTATCAACAGGAAATGACCTTTCATCTGACATACCTTTCGCTAGTAACGAGGTTATAGAGACAGAGGCAGACGAGATTCTAGACTTCTCAGAACGAAATCCTTTTGGGGAATTCTAAATAGTTTCATAAGGTGGTAATATTATGTTAACAAATCATTTCTATCATGAGATAATCCGTAAGACTATCGTGGCTTTCGGAACCCTCTTTAATAATCTTGAGATCCAACATACAGACAAGGCTGGCAAGACAGTAAGCGTTGTCAAAGTTCCAGTATCTTACGGTCCTCAACAGAAATTCTTAGCAAGAGTATCTCAAGGTAGAGATTATCAAGGAGATAGTACCATAGGAACTACATTGACATTGCCTAGAATGTCTTTTGAAGTTATTGGAATGAACTATGATTCTACAAGAAAAGTCTCAACCATGCAGACTTTCAAATCCACTAACAAGAAAACAAATAAAATGATCAAGGCATTTATGCCTGTTCCATATAATATTAATATGCAACTTAGTATCCTTTCTAAACTCAATGAGGATGCAATACAGATTTTAGAACAGATACTACCATATTTCCAACCAGCATTTAATTTAACAGTAGACCTAGTAGATGTAATTGGCGAGAAAAGAGATATGCCAATAACTCTAGAAGGAATACAGATGGAAGATAATTATGAAGATGACTTTCTTACTAGAAGAGCATTAGTCTATACTCTAAACTTTGTATGTAAAACATACTTGTTCGGTCCTATCAATAATAGTACTGATGGATTAATTAAGAAAGTACAGACAGATTACTATACAGAAACAGAAAACCTCAAGATTGCATCAAGACAACAAAGATACACTGCCGTTCCTATTGCAGTCAAGGATTATACTAAAGATGACACTGCTAGAACAAACGAGATAGTCAAATCTGATATCACAGAATTCTCTGTAAATAGTGCTACTCCGTTTTCTAAAGGTGACTACATACAAATAGATGATGAGAAAATGTTGATCAGAGCTATCTCTGGAAACAGGTTGACTGTAAGAAGAGGTGAGTTTAAGAGTAGTGTTGTTGCACACGACATCAACATTCCTATTAGTGTCATCAATGCTCAGGACGATACTCAAGTGATTGATCAAGTCCTACAGAGTGGAGATGATTTTGGATTTGGTGAAACTATCACCGACTTCGTTGATGGTAATGTATTCAGTAGTAGTCAAGGAAGGGATGTAGAGACATGATTGAAGACGAAACATTTGATGAAATAGATGAGGCTCTAGACATTACGGATAGAGGCGCTGAGATTATGAAAGCACCTGTCAACAAACCTACAAGAACAAGTCCTAAAAATTTAAAATCTACTAAAGAAGATGTGGTAAAGGACTATGAATATAGTAGAGCTCAGTTGTATTCTCTAGTTGAGAAAGGACAAGAGGCAGTTGATGGTGCATTAGATGTTGCACAACAATCAGATTCTGCAAGGGCATATGAAGTTGCTGGTCAACTTATCAAACACGTTGCAGATACAGCAGACAAACTAATGGATCTCCAGAAAAAAGTAAAAGAGATCGATGAAGTGAAGGACAAGAACACTACTAACGTGACTAATAATTCTTTGTTTGTAGGGAGTACATCTGACCTACAAAAAATGTTAAAACAAATGAACAAGGAAAACAAGAAATGAAAAGTTTCAAATCAATCAACGAAGAAGGTAACTGGCAAAGATTGAATAAGTATGGTGCAACCTATACTATTACTTTTCAGTTCAGAGGCCAGACTAAGTTTATTCAAATGTTCTTCCCTCAAAGAGCAAGACCTTTGAAAAAGAATGTTCAGTATGAATTGAACAAAGTATATCCAGGCAGTAAAGTTTTATATTTTGATGCCAGTGATAAAGACCCGACAAAACCATTATTAGTAATTGACGCATAAAGACAATGCCTGATCATGATCAATACCTTGGAAACCCTAATCTAAAAAAAGCAAACGTTGCTCAGAACTTTACTAAGAAACAAGTTGCTGAGTTTTTGAAATGTGCTCAAGACCCTGTATATTTCGCACAGACGTATGTGCAGATTATCAACTTGGATGAAGGTCTAGTGCCATTCAAGATGTATGACTTTCAAGAAAAGTTAGTTAATAATTTCCACAATAACAGATTTAATATTTGTAAGATGCCTAGACAGTCAGGTAAGTCAACGACTGTGGTGTCATATCTTTTACACTATGCCATCTTCAACGATAGTGTAACCATAGGTATACTTGCAAACAAAGCTCAGACTGCAAGAGATCTACTTGGTAGATTACAGATTGCATATGAGAACTTACCCAAGTGGATGCAACAGGGTATCATTGCATGGAACAAGGGATCTATGGAATTGGAAAACAAATCCAAGATCATTGCTGCATCAACCTCTGCATCTGCTGTTCGAGGTATGTCATTCAACATCATATTCTTAGACGAATTTGCGTTCGTTGCCAACCATTTAGCAGATGATTTCTTTAGTAGTGTATATCCTACTATTAGTTCTGGTAAGTCTACTAAGGTAATTATTGTTTCTACCCCTCGTGGTATGAATCACTTTTACCGACTGTGGCATGATGC